CCTTATTTCTTACTATCGGTTGCGGTATGTACGTCTCAGCCGTTATGTTGAACTGAAACTTTATGACTCTCAACGCTGAATCGCCTGGCTCCGTCTCCAGGTTATTAGCAACAGAGTCTAATTTAACGCCAACCTCCCAGGTCACTCCTCTAACCCGTATGTATGCAATGGGCGAGAATTTTAAGAGAATTTGTTCCACGATTTGGTTCATGTCCTCTAGGTAGAACGTCCACGCATACAGCGTGTAGGTGACATCGACCGGGATGCCACGGGCTACGCCGAAAACGGTGTCCCGCTCGTATTTTTCCCGGACCCAAAAGCCCGGACGACCGGAATGATCTCGGAGATAATTGAGCGCTTTGTGATAGGTATAACGGTTCTGATTTAACGCAACCTCGGTGGACGATATCGCCAGCATTGGAATCGTGATGCGGTCCACCACGTTCGTCTCGTCCTTGCGGAAGTTCTCCTGGACGACGGCGAGGACGGCACGCTCCTGTGTAGCCCACATGATGGGCACGGGATGACTGTCGCCGTTCTCGTCAATCACGACGATGTTGCGGAACATATCCATGACCGCTTCGTCGCAACCCCGCAGTGCCTTGGAGTACCGATAGACCGTGTTGCGGTTCGGATTGTCCAGGTCGTTAATAATGCTGCCCGTCTGCATCGGGTCGCACAGGCCGCTCTGTCCGATGCCGAGTTTCTTCTGACCGTGATCCTTGATCCAACTGGCGTGTTCGTCATCGACTCGTTTTTGTGTCGGCGTCCCGTCGTCATCGCAGAACGGCGGCACCGGGTCGATGTTCTCGGTTTGGGGCAGTGGACTCTTCGGATCGCATTGGGTGCCGTAAGGAACCTGGAGACTAGGTTGTTGAGGGGTAATATTGGGACCGACTTCTCTCATGTGTACCTCACTATAATAGGGTAGTTATGTCTAATAGAGCCAAATTTGAAAGCATCGAAGTAAAGTATCGGACGTGGTATAAAGGAATTCCTCCCAAGCCTATTAAGCTCGAAATCCCAGGCTGGGCCGGCGACTCGCATGGCCACAAGGACGGCGACCGCCCCATGCCCTGGCATTGCATTCCTTTCGTTGAAGCTTCGACCTACGGACTCGAACTCCTTTATCCGTTCGCCGTCGAGTGTCACGTCAAAAACGTCGGCGGTAAAATTGTCTTCGAGGGCGATTGGGATAAGGAACAGCCGCCTAATGATGTGCAGTTTCCGCCGTTCCTCTCGTTTGCCCCAGGACATTTCGGCTTTACCTCCTCGATGGATATCGAAGCTCCTCCAGGCCACATCATCCGCTTGGAGCCGCATCCTCGCCTCTATACCGATACGACCGGCACCGTACCGCTGGCCGTCGCCGGCCACATTCAGTCAGAATGGTGGCCGAAGATTTTCTTCGTCGTTTTCAAGTCGCCGCTGCCCGGCCAGGAATACATATTCCGAGAGGGAGAGCCGTATGCGCAGATTTTGATCCTGCCCAGGAAGGTGACTTACTCTGTAAAAGAAATGTCGCAGCAAGAAAAAGACGTGCGATTGAGACGGGACCACTATATATCACAGCACCGAACCAAAATTGCGAACCACTCCTGGTTCGATTACCTCAATAACAATTTCGATGACAAATATAAAGTGTTGAGTCAAATTTACGCTAAGGAAGGCGTGGCCGGTGTGGACCGTTTCCTGGAAGAGATTAACGCCAAGACGCACATGGAGACGGAGGAAAAGAAGGAGATCGGGAGGCAGAAATTCAAAAGAAAACTCATTATCCGAAAATAAAACCCTATCAGATCAGGAAGCCGCAGAAGCGGCGAGAGGTCTATATCATTGAAACGAGGGGCGATCTGCCGAACCCTCGGCTGCCCCTCGTGCTGATTCAGAAAATTCACAAACCCGAAGTCTTTGTCGAGTTCCTTAGCCGCCCTGTTGAGTCTGCATAGGCGGCGTCTGCTGACCCTTTTGTGCCTGCTGCGTGTTCTGCTGCTGCTGGGTCTGTTGGGCCTGCTGCGCCTGTGGCTGCTGTTGCTGACCCTGCTGCTTGCCCTGGTCGAGCATTCCCCGCAAGGAGTCGATGGCCTTTTTCAACTCGGGAGGCATGGGCCTGCCCTGTGCGGCCTGGTTCATGGCCTTCTCGAATTCCTCGAACTTGCCGATGGCCTGTTCGAGCGGGTGCGTGCCCACGGGCGGGGAAACGGCCGGCTGTTGCTGAGCCTGGGACGCCTGCGATGGGGCCTGTGGTTGTTGAGGCACATTCATCGGGGCCTGTGTGACAGAACCTTGCTCGTTCAGTAAGCGATACAACTGATAGAATGACTTCATAATTCCCCTTACATGATCTTGTAATCTGCTTTCTTCTGTGGAGTACGACCGGCGCCCGTGACCAGATCGTCCTGGTAGCGCTGGCAAAGGACTTGCATCCGAAGCGCCTGCCAGAGCTTGAACTCGCCCAACTTGTTTTCGATGATGACCCAATCTTCCTGGAGGAACGGCGTATGCAGCCGAGAGCCGATCTTCGGTTTGTGGCCGATGGCGTCCAGCAAGGCCCGGTAATTGAACTCGAACACCATCTCGTCCGGCGAGTCGATGCCGAATGCCGTCTGAAGGTTTTGCGACGGGATCGGCTCGTACAAGCCGTAAAGCTGGATGGGATGGCTGGAGAATATCTTGCCCCGGTCTTCGAGATATATCGGGTCGATAGTCTGGGGCTGGATGAAGCACTCGTAGTAAAAAATGGGCGAGCCGCCGATCCTGATCGCCTCCTGGTCCCACTGGTTAAAGAGATCGTGTTCCGGGTTGCGGTCGTCAAATTGCTGGCGGGTGCCAATCACATTGTAAGCGGAGCCATCGGGATTGGTTATCATATTCTCCTTGTATATAGCCATTCCTGCATGGTAATGAACTTGAACTCACGGTGTTCCATCTGGCCGAGGTTGTTCAGGTGCATCCGAACCGGGTGGTCTTCCGGCAGTTTGCTGAACACGGCGTCCTTGGCCTCCTTGATGAACGCCTTGATTTTTTGACTCTTGCCGCCGTTGGCTACGCTCGCCAGCATCTTTTGCTTGTCTAGCTCTTTTTCCTCCGGTATGCCGGTCGGCATACCTAGCGGGAATAGTTCTTTCTCCCACTTCGGGTCTTCTTGGACGACCGACTTCATGGCGTCAGGCATCGAGTAAAGTGTGCCCTCGGGGGCGTCGTAATCTTCCTTGCCCATCTGATGCTCGGCTATCTTCATGGCGATGCGCCGCAACATCAAGTCGCCCGGCTTCTCTCCCATCCGTTCGGCGGCTTCCATGCGGCGGCGAATTTCTTGAATGACCGCATCCCGTATCATGGTCCACTCGCCGGCCTCCTGCGGGTCGGCTTCACGGCTCTGGTAATCCTCGAAGTCCTGCTTATACTTGGACGGTTTATCGCCCACCTGACTGATCGCCGTGGGTCCGGTGGAAATGGTACGGTTGGCGCCTCGGCCGGTTTCGTGGGAGCCGAGAACGTCGCCCGTGGACATATTGAGCCGGGAGTACAGGCGGGCATTATTTTCCAGGGTGCCGGCGATGCCGAGCGACGGGTTGGCATTGCCGATCTGGGTGAACCAGTCGGTATTCGGCTGAAGCTGCTTGTCGTTCAGGAAACGCATCCACAACTGGCCGAGAATTTGGGTGGCTACTTCGTAGATGTCATGGCCCTTGACACGGGCGCCGGCCATACGCAAAAGCAATTTGCCGAAACTATCCCCGCTGAAGTGGGTGCCGCCGGGCTGGGCGACGATGCGTTCGGCCTCTTGCTGGGCCGGGCCTTGGAAGACGCCCTTGCTCAGAAGATTGCGCAGGCTGACGGCCAGGGTTTCATTGGCCGATCTGGCGAAATCCTCCTCCGGGCTTCGGGCACGATCTCTGGCTTCGTTCAGTCGTTGCCGGATGCTCGTAAACAGGGCGTGGAAGTCGGCCCAGCCGGAGGCTTCCGAAATTTGTTCGGTCCATTCTACGAAGGTCAACATGCAGCTATATAGACAGCCAAAACGGAAAAAGGCAGCGTGTGTCGCTGCCTTTTTCCCATTAGGTGTGAATTAGTTAGTCTAAGCTAAAGTTCGGGGTCACGGCAAGCTCACCGCCGTTTGTAGGCAGCGTGTAAGGACCGTTGGAGAATCTCTCCACCCACAATAGTTGGTTATTGGTAGTAGTAATAAAGTAGCCAAAGATAGTAGCTGCACTGGTAAAGATAAATACTTGCTCCGGGTACGAGGCCGTTGAGATACCCGCTGTCGTCGTGATGGTCCAGTTGCTCCCCATCAAAGTAATCGGGTTATATCCGGGTTGGTTCGCTTCCACCAGATCGCCCAAAACCGTAGACTGAACCGGCGTCACGTTGTTCTGGTACAAGTGAAGTATACGGTTGTCAGCGGGTGTCACATTGAGGATGTATTGAAGCATCAATACTTCCCCGGTTGTTGGGGTCACTAAGGACATAAACCTCCGTACTTTTTTGTCTCCGGGTTATATAGGGTATGGCGATCAAGAAAAAAGATGGCAGCGTCTTTAAGTTGCGTGGTCCGAACCCGCTCATGAACGGGCAGAGCGTCTGGAAGGGCAATATCAAGGTTCACAACCTCAATTGGCAGCCGGAAGTAATTGAAGACAGTCATCCGCAGGTGGCGACGTTCGAGACGCCGCTCAAGAATAAAATGCTTGAGGAATTGATCGAGACGAAACCCGTCGAAATCCCCATCCGTGAAACCAGAATCACTCCGAAGGAGCCGGAGCCGCAACTCAAGACCACCGACAGCGCTCTCGTCGTCATGCACTGCCTGCCGGCCACCGTGAAGGAACATAAAGACCTGCTCTACGGCGAGGTCCGCCGCACCGTCAAGTATGGCAGTCCGTTCACTTTCGAGGCCATCCTGGTCGAGAACGGCGACCTCACCCTGATCTTCTGGACGCCGCTGGCTAAAGTCACCGAAGGGTCCATCGTCTTCCCGCAAAATCTCGAAAAACGCTGGTGGCGGGTCGCCAGCCGGCAGAGCAAGAACAGTGGCTATGTTCTGACCTGTGGGCCTTCGGACTACCAGCCTGCCTTCAAGTGACCTCTTGCTGCGTCGATCCGACGTTCACCTTATAGCCCAGGTCGAGCAGAATCTTCCGGTGGTCGTTGACTGACTTCATGTAGGCCGTCTCGTACACCGCCCCGATCATGTTGGCGAAGCTTTGGATGTCCTTCTCCGTCAGAAAGACGGCGCTGATTCGGTTGATGACCTCTTCGTGCTGCGGATACTTGTCCTGAAGTATCTGGGCCATGTGCTTCTTCAAGACAAACCCGGCCGGGTTTGCCATATATTGCATCCAGTTCATATTAGACCTTCATTTTTGGCAAAGCTTGCAGTATGGATACGACTCTTGGCGCCCATCGCTGTTCGAGCGGCGTCTTGAATACGCCCTTGCTTATCTGGGCCTGGATTCTTTGAATCAGCATCTCGATCTGTTCCTTGCTCGCCCTGCGCTGAAAGCGGGGCGAAATGCCGATCAGCACCCACTGTTCGTTGCGGGCGAGGTCTTCGAGTTGGTCGATGTTCTTCGGCGGCGGCGCACCCTGCGGCAACTGCGTGGTCGGCGTCACCGCCGGCTGCCCTTGGGCCTGTTGCTGAGCCACCGAACGCTTGGCCGTGTCGTACTGCCGCATCAGTTTTTCCAAACTCGGTTCCAAGAACGGGTGCTTCCTGGCCATGTCTTGGAAGGCGTTGATGCGATCCGGCGTCATGTTCTGAAGCAGTACGTTCGGATTCTCTGCGCCTTGGAGAACCGTCGCCACGGCGTCGTCCCAGATGCCCTTGGCGTGGGCCTGTTCTTCGGCGTCGGCTTCGTGATCCGGTTCCGCCCCCGGAAGTTGCATCTCGGCCGCTGGCACGCCGGCTCGTTTGGCCATCGCCTGGACCCTTCTCTTCACTTTCTTGATGAGTTCGCCGGGCGTTTTGTCCTCGTGACTTAGTTCGATGATGTCCTGATGAGCCAACTCATCAGCGGTCTTCTTGTCCTTGCCTTCGTTCTCATACATTGCAGATAAGGCGGCGAATGCTTTGGCTAGAGCGTCCCGCATACCGCTGACGGCTTCACCGGCGAGGCGGGCGTCGTCCATGCGGAAGGCACTCTGTTGCTCCCGCTCGGACTCGGCGGCGTCTTGTTCGGCGGTGTCCAGCATTTCCCAGAGCGTGCGCAGATCGTACTGGAACTGACAGTAGCCGGTATTCAGGACGTGCTGACCCTGGGTCCGAACGTCACAGGCTTTGTCCTTGAGGGCCTTCTGGTTCTCCCTGGCCCGAGTAAGAACCTCATCGAGAACGGTAGCCAGGCTGCCTTCGCCTTCGGGGAGGGCCTGACCGATCTGCACGTCCGCTTTGGACCCACGCAGACGACGAGTTCCACGCCCCCAATCCTGCTGGGCGAAGTTCTTGACGATAATGGCTACCTTCTCCTTGCGTGCCGTCCGCCCACGGGCGCTCTCGTCCAGAATCGCCGGATCGTTCAAATTCTCGGCCAGGTTCATATAGGCGTAGTTGTGCAGGGACGGACGGATGGCCTTGAGGGTGGCGATCTCATAGGGTCGGGTGTTGACAATCATCTTGCCGCCTTCACGGGAGTCTAGGGTGCCGTTGATAGCTTCGACAATATCTCGGAAGAAACTGCCGCCGCCACCTTTCACCGGACGCCACTGGAAGTCGTCATCGACCGTGCCACGGCCCATCAGTTGTTCGAGTTTTTCGAGCCTGGGACCGTAATTATCATCTGTCGGGTCGAGATATTTCCGGCCGACCGTGTTCTGGTTCGGGTGGATGCCTCCGGCCCGGATGGCGTCAGAACCTTGCGGGGAGCGGGGCACTTCCATGTAATTGGACTCCCATTCGCCGGTTTCCGGGTTCCAGTGCTTGCCCAGACGCAGGCTGTCATCGACCTCTTCGCCGGGGTCGATTTTCTTCAGGAATTTGCCCGGACGCAGCACCGGAATGCTGGTCGTTTCGTCCTTGAGCGGGTTGCCGTCTTTATCGACATAGTGGACGACCGTGTTCTCATGTGGCAGGAATAGTTGTGGCCGTCGAATCTCCTTACGTTCCGGGTCATATTCGACGGGCCGACCCTGGGGGTGCTTCGGGTTGGGTGGCGTCCGCAGTTTGCCCGCTTGGGCCATGCGTTCGACATGCTCCCAGGCCATACGAGCCGCCAGCTTGCGGATTTTGCTCTGGTTGCCTTCGGCCCCTAATTCACTTGCAACCGTTTTGGTGTCATCGGGGAAGAATCGCTGCCAGTTTTGGATGGACCGTGGGTCCATCGGTATGAGCCGCTCATAATACTTCTCATACTCTTTACGATAGCGGTCGGTTGTAAAACTGTCTTCTACGGTAGCCGAGCCGGCGCTATCCGGCTTCCAGGCGTTCGGGTCATTTGGCAATTCGCCTAGCATGTGGTGGCCGATGTAGTTGAGCCACTCCGACAGACGCTCCTTGATGGTGTGGTACTTCGGGATGTTCATACCTCGGGTGGCCGAGTGGGTGCCCTCGGAGCGACTGCGCCGTGGACCCCAGAGGTCATAGCCGTAGCGGCCCGGACCCGCCAGGCCCGACTCCGGGTGGTGCATCTGGGCCGGGTCAGTCTCCAGCTTGTGGATCAACTTGTTCATGCCGGTGTCGGCCATGATGTGGACCAAGTTCGGCGCCGCCTTCGTGCCGCCCGTCTTGCGGAAGGTATATATTTTCTTCTCCGGGAACGTCGTGTTCGGTACGCCGGTTTCCGCTCCGGGGATGTCTTTGATCTGGTCCCATATTTCGTCAATCTCCGGCAGTTCGGGGTTGCCGTTGACGTAGGTAGAGCGGGCACGCCCCTCGGCAATTTTTTCTGCGACGATCTGTGCCCGGCGTGCGGCTTTCTTGTGGGCGACCTTCTCGTTCTTCTCCTCTGACAAGTAGTGCGGCAGGTAGACGTTTTCGTAGAGTCTGTTGAATACGGCGTCGAATATCGGACGGCGATGCTCTTCACGCTCTTCCAGGGCCGCAATCAGGTCGTCGTGGTAGCGGGCGTACATCGCCTGGAGCCAATATTTCCTCGGGAATTGCTTGAGGAAAGCAATGTCATCACGGTCAAACTTGATCGGGTCTTTGACGATGTAGCCGAACTGCGCCATTTCGGTCAGTAGCTTCATTCGGGTATAGCCACGGTCTTCCGTATAGAAGCAACGGTTGAAGAACCGGGCGAACGAGTTCGGTTCAATGATTCTTTCCATTATGAATTATGTATTATGGGCCTATATAATTTGTCGTTCTTATTGGAGACTATCTATGGCGTGTGATAGCAGTGGCATGATTTCCATCACCAGACCAACGCAGGATTCGATCAAGCAGAATTGCAATATCGGTTGCGGGGGCGGGGCCGGTGGCAATCTGGGAGTTAGCGATCCGGTCGATGTTAACAAGCTCGGTCCCCGTGTCAACCGGGGTAAAGTCCGGGGCCAGATCAAGGATTACGTCCTGCTGATGCTCGGCGCCCCGGTCATCAGCATTGAACTTGACGAGCAGCAACTCGACGCCGCCGTGGACCTGGCCCTCCAGGTGTTCGAGGATTATGCCGGCAAGGAATATTTCCAGTATTACGTCTTCGATACGGTGCCGGGCAAGAGTGTTTACGAACTGCCGCCGGACGTTGGCCTAGTACGCAATGTGTATTACAAGAAAACCGGCACCTTCGCTTTCCAGTCTTCAGACCTCGGCGGCGCCATTCCGGTCGAATATTTCTATCCAGGCGGTGCCTACGCCAGCATCCAGGGCGGTATGATCGACCCGATTCAGCCGATGTGGGGTCGTATGGGCGAGTGGGTGCTTTATAAGGGCTACGAGCAGATGTATTCCCGTGTCGCCTCTAACTTGGGCGGCTGGGAGTGGATCGGCGGGTTCAATCACATCAAGATATATCCAATTCCCTTCCGGGTTCACAAGGTCATCGTCCATTACCTCCAGAAGCAGACCGATTGGCGGCAGGTGACTCAGGCCATGCAGGAAGGGGCCTTGTGTTTCGCCAAGATCATGCTCGGCCGCATCCGCAGTAAGATCAAGAATCCTCCCGGTCCCAACGGTGGCGTTCAGCTTGACGGCGATACGCTCCTCCAGGAAGGTCGGGAAGAAAAGAAGGAGTGGGAAGAGCGTCTGATAAATCGCTTCGGAGATATTCTCCCTATTACTTTGGACTAATATGGAATTCAAAAACTGGCTCGAACTACAGGAAGCTCGCTGGCGTGGCCCCGTGGGCGGTGCTTTTGGTCGGGATAAAAACCGGATGAATCAGAGGCGAAACCAGCCCTCCAGGCCCACTCCCCCGACGCCTCAGCCCGGTACGCCTAGCGCTCAACCAACTCCGGCTACGCCTGGTGCCCCGGCCGGCGCCAAGCCGGGCGCCGGAACGCCGGCAACGCCAGCGAGCGGTCGTGAACAAAATCGCTTCCAGGGCATGAGCCAGCGGGTTGATTATGGCAAGGGTATCGAGGACCAGATTTATAAGGGCATGGAAAGCTGCGGTCTGAAGCTACGCAAGCCCAGCGGTCGGGAAGACATGATCGACAAGATCGACGGCTGGTGGGACGACGGAACGCAGGAACACCCTGTTCAGATCAAGTACCGAGACACGGGCGACGACATCTTGTTCGAGGTCATGAAAGACTATCACGGAAACATCCCAGGGCGGGACATGATCGGCAAGGCGACCCACTATGCCGTGCTGACCCGAGACGGGTCACTGATTCGCATTGTGCGTGTGGCGGACGCCAAGGCCATTATTGGCGAAATGCAGAAGCGTGCGGACGAAGACGGATTCGACCAGAGCGACTCGTACCGGATGCCCGTTAAGGGTGGCACGGCCATGCTGCGTATTCGCCCCGATCCCCGGAGCGGCAACGTGAAGTTGATGGCTTATATTCCGCCTTCGGCACTGGAAACGGTCAAGGAATGTCCGGCTTCCATCGCTTTCTCGTGAGACGTGGATAAATAGAAGCATGAAGACGTGGCTCGAACATAAACAAGCACTTGTCGAGGACGCTTTCTCGGTTGCCGAATACCGTGAAGTGTCCAAGGACCAACTGGCTGAGATCGCAGTCAATTATTTTGCTGCGGCTCTGCGGCAGACCAACCTGCCTACCTGGGGCGAGTGGCAGGACAAGATGTTCGTGGAGGCCGTTGAAGCTTCCCGCTACGCCATCGAAGTTAACTACCGCACCGACCTCAAGGACGCCGAAGAAGGTTTTGCCAAGATCGCCCTGGGTTATGTCAGCGCCGCACTCAAGGCCCATAACTATCACGTCAAGATGGTTTTCACCGAGAAGCCCGTCCGCATTCTGGTCAGCAGCCGGAATTGGGACGACGGCGAATGGGTGGGGATGATAAGCTGGAACCCCGACCATCACTGCTTCATTTTATCGAAGGGTTTCTTCAACAAGATGCGCAAGACTGTTTCTGTCAATCACTCCGAAAAGATGAAGGGAACGTCGGGTGCAGAATTGGCTGGTGATCTTCGCAACATGATGCATCAACTCAAGAATACTCCTGACGCCCACCGTGAGAAGCTCAAGCCGGTGCCGCTCAAGCGAGGTCCAAAGTCGTAGTGTAAAATTCGGGATTTTGGTTGTCAATCCCTACATAAAGCATGTTCCATAGAATCGGTAAGGATGGGCGGCGCTACAATGGCATGGCCGGCGCTGGTATTTTGTTCACGGATGGTGAGCGCATTCTGTTGCTCAAACGTGGGCACGGCGGTGACTTCGGCGGCACCTGGGCCATACCTGGGGGTCGCACGGAAAAGGGCGAATCCGCTATCGACACCGCAGTCCGGGAGACGAAGGAAGAAGTCGGGCTAATTACTGGTACAAGGTTCGCCGCTTTCGAGGAAATCGACGGCCGGCACCGTTTTCACGTTTATCTGTATGCGGTCAGTGAACCTTTTGAGTGCAAAATCAGTAAAGAACATGACGACTGGCGATGGATACCCCTCAACGACCTGGATCGTTATAAGCTTCATCCCCGGCTAGAAGAGGCCCTGCCGTACTACCAAAAGGCCATTCGGCGGCGGTTTCCGAGGAAGGACTTCAAGGAATGGGCCGAATTACGAGCGGAAATCTCTTGACAAAGCCTTCTGGGAATTTAGAATCCTTATACTTCTTGTCGGCGTGGGGCGTCAATGTTCGACACCCCATCGCCGTTTTTTTGTTGGCACGCCACTTGCATATTCTTCACCATCGGATTCTGGCATCAAGGTCTACATCGAAGGAGTGACATTATGTTGACAGTCGAGCGTGGGTCCGCCGCTGAAAGCCTGGAAGAGTTCCTGGCGTCGGTGGCACAGCAACGTCCGGGTGGCATGAAGTTGGACGAGTTTGTGCGAGCGGCCCTACATCATGGCTATCGTGGGCGGCAGCACGGCGAACTCACCAACCGCATCAACCGCACGCTCAAGAAGTTGGTTCATCAGGGCGTCTTGCAGCAAGACGAAGAAATGGCCATCCGGGTGGTCGCCTGAGCGCATGAAAAAGCGGCTCGGACTGTTGCCGGCCGCTCTTTCGTTCTTGGTTATTTCGGGACCAGATTGGTCAAATTTTGGCCCGCTCCCTCACTTCCTCGAACTTCCATTCCTTCTTGATCTCCCCGTTTCGGAAGACCTCCGCCAGCATGTCCTCCCCTTCGGACTGTGCTGGAACGGTAGTGACTGTGCGGTTCGGCAACGTCACCAGCTTCAGCCGACCACGTTTCGACTTCTTGCCGGTGTCCGTCACCGGGTCTTTGTGGACCTCCCGCTCTTCTCCCTTGACCGTGACGGAGGAACACTTGAAGGCGAACTTCAGGGTGTCTCGGTTCAATTTCTGGAGCAAACCGCCGCCGGAACCGAAGGCGATGTTGTCGGCGCTCCAGTCTTCCTTCCACATGGCTTCCAGGATATTGCCAAGCATCTTATAGTCGATGCCGTCGCCCTGGATCACCCGGACGTGCGGGTTCAGTACCTTCCGCCCCTTGGCATTCCGTTCATATCCGAAACGGTCGCCCAGGGCGTTCAGTACCTTGACCACGGTGGCCGGCGGGTCGCCGGAGTCGGGGCGAACGACCAGCGTACCGTTGCGGACCAGGACTTGCTCTCTCAGGGTCTTGCCCCAATGATCGTAGCAGGCGCCGAGGATATCGTAGCTGTCGCTGACGACGGCCACCAGTCCCTCGGGATACTGCTCCAGCATGTTGCGGAAAGCATCGACCTCGTGTTCCTTGCCCCAGGACGTGATGGTCGAATGTTCAGCGGCGGGAATTGAGAAGCCCGCCATTGGGCAGTCGTAGTACCATTTGGCGAACATGACACCCGCCATCGTGTCAGTGCCTTTGAAGTTGACCAAGTGGGCGGCGCCACCGATGCCGGCGGTTTCCACGGACGAGACGCCACGGAAGCCGAAGTCGTGGAGCTTGAAATCCACCAGGGCCGGGTCGCCGGTTTTCTCCAGATAGTGGAGGATGACCTTCTTCATCTCCCGGCTCTGGGTGGCGACGGTGCAGCCGTACCAGACCTGGACCAGCAGGGTTTCCAGGTAGTTGGTGAGCCAGTAGCAGGCAGGATCGGTGTTCTCGATGGTCATGAGGACGTTGTGGCCGGGCACCACGCTGCCTTCCGGGACGGCCTTGATGACCACCGGCAGCCGACCCTTGTGTTCGGTGGCGATATAATGCCAGCCTTCCCGGTTATAAAGGTCGTTGCTGCCGAAGTGATCCCGGAAGATGTCACGAGCGTACTCGATGCCGGGGATGTCGATGGTGTGGCCCGAAAGGTACTTCTTCAGGTAATACTGAAGTCCGAAGAAGACGACCTCGTTCCACTGTCCGCCACGGGACTCGAAATACGAGTAGACCTTCTCGGTTCCCGGCGGGTACTGCTTGTGATGGCTCACCTTGTAGCTGTCGGTCAGCAAGATGATGTTGGTGAGTGACATGGATACCTCCTTTCCTAGATACTACTTCGTTGTCGGGCTGACGTAAAGTTCCTTCATGACTTTCTTCAGGTCTGACCAGACCTGGCCCTTCGCCTCATGCTCTTTCTTTTCTTCCTGGATGTGAAGCAGGTAGGACGGGTGGAAGGTCGGCATAGTCTTGATTCCGTTATATTCTAGCCATTTTCCACGCATCACCGAGATCGGCTCCCAAATATCGAGCAAACCTTGCAGGGCCGTTGCTCCCAGGAGGACGATGATTTTGGGCTGGACCGTCTTAATTTGCAAATCCAGAAATGGGCGACAATTGTTCATTTCTTCGAGCAGCGGTTTGCGATTGCCAGGTGTTCGGCATTTCAGGATGTTGGCAATGAACACTTCTTCTCGTTTCCAACCGCAAGCGGCGATCATGTTGTCCAGCAGCTTGCCGGCGGCTCCGACGAACGGCCGTCCTTGCTCGTCCTCGTGTTGCCCAGGCCCCTCACCGATGAACATTACCAGGGCATCTGGATTGCCTTCGCCGGGGACGGTGTTCGTTCGACCGCATAGCTCCTTGCATTTTTTGCAGGTCGCTATTTTGCCGGCGATCAGATCAAGTCGTTGT